CAATGGCTGGAGGGACAATTTCTGCCACTGGTATGGCTGTTGCACAAGGGTTTGTGTCGGCTGGTATTATGACAGCGGGCATGATGCTCACTAATGCCATTGCCCCGATTCGATTCGGCAGCACGGGACCGACGACCCGCCAGACCTATAAAGACTCTCCCACCTATTCCATTGGTGCAAATCAGAATCAGGAGAACAAATGGGGTTCTGTGCCCGTCATGTTGGGGAGACATAAAGTGTACCCGCCGCTTGGGGCTTCCTCATACACAGAGCTGGTCGGCTCTGATGAGTACCTTCGGATGTTGCTCGTGTGGGGGTATGGGCCGCTAAAAATAGAAGATTTAAAAATAGGCGATACTGCGTTGACATCATTCGACAACGTTGACATTGAAACGCGAGAGGGATGGTCAACTGATACGCCATTGACGCTCTTTCCCTCGTCCGTGTCTCAGACGGCTATTGGTGCGAAGCTGACAGAAGCAGGGGGGCGGGTTGTCAGGACGGCAGAGGCGAATGTTGATGAATTGTCTGTAGATGTTGCTTTTCCTCGAGGGCTTGTCCAGTTTGACAATGCCGGAAATCGAACGAGTAGAACGGTTACTTTGGCTATACAATATAGAGAGGTTGGTTCGGGAACATGGTCCTCAGTGCCTACTACTCGGGCGTTGAGTGTTAGTGGGACGAGCCTGGGGCCTATATCCCTGGAAGAGGGGACGTACAGTGTTTATGTTTCGAATCCGGGAGCAAAAATTTATATAGAGTCAGGAACAGACTCGATCACAGGCAGCTATCGCATTGGTGAATATACTGTTCCTGCGGTTGGGGCAATAACAGTCACCGATCTATCTCCGGCAGATTGTACGGGCTTGGTATGCTCTCTGGAAATACGATTCAAATGGGAAGGCTCTGATTTTTATATTGCTGTTACGGGTGGAACCGCCGGGACTGTGACGACTCAAACTGCCGAATTTATAGACAAAACTACGTCAGTAGTCAGGCGTGGTTTTAACTGGAAAGTGGACAATACAAAACAATATGAAATTGGAATCACACGGATAACCGCAGATACTGATGATGATAAGATTGTTGATGAGGTATATTGGACAGCTCTCAGGAGCATCAAAACGACTTATCCTATATCATTCCCGCATAATCTGGCAGTGACGGCTCTCCGCATTAAGGCGACCGACCAGTTGAGCGGACAGTTGAGCAATATCAATGGTGTTATCTCATCATATTGTCCGGTCTGGGATGATGTAGCCGAAGAGTGGGGATCGGCAGAAGCGGACTATAAAATCACTAACAATCCCGCCGCGCTGATTCGCTGGGTATTAACGTGTAACGCTAATGCTCGTGCCCGGACTGCTACACAGATTGACGATGATACCCTTGGTGAATTTTATGAGTTCTGTGAGACCAATGGGTACGCCTTTAATATGTACCGAGACTACACGGCTTCGGTGTTCGAGACCTGCCAAGATATTGCAGCGACAGCGCGGGCGGCTGTCACCGTCAAAGATGGTCTATGGTCGGTCGTCGCCGATACTGGCACGCAAACCCTTGTCCAGCACATCACGCCCCGGAACTCGTGGGGGTTCTCTGCCGAAAAGCGGCTTTACAATCGCCCGCACGCGTTCAGGATTCGCTTCAAAAACGAGGAAAACGACTACAACGACGACGAACGTATTGTCTATGATGACGGGTATAATTCGAGCAACGCCACGCTCTTTGAATCAATCGAATTTCCCGGTATAACTGATCCCGACCTGATCTGGAAATTCGGGCGATTCCATATTGCACAGGCCCGGCTCCGGCCGGAAATGTACTCGCTCTACCAGGACTTCGAGCATCTTGTTTGCCGTCGCGGCGACAAGGTGCGCGTGTCCCATGATATACCTCTGTGGGGATCCGGTTGGGGACGGGTGAAATCTCTCGTCACCGACGGCGGGAATATCACCCACGTTGTGCTCGATGAGCTGGTGACGATGGAAGCCGGGAAGTCATACGCCTGTCGTTTTCGGCTGGCGAATGGGGACACGCTTGTTCTGTCGGTGGAAACAGTAGTCGGCACCACGGAACCGCCCACCATCACCCAGACCACCGACACCGACGCGGAATGGGATGCCGGGACGCACGACGGGACGATCGCCGATAGCGACGCGCTGGAGTTGCAGCTTACATCAATCCTGCAAACACACGACGATAAAAACATACAGACCTATGATGGCAAACAGCTAATAGCGAGGTGTTAGGATGAGCGATACAACGACATTGCATGACTTGCCTGTAGCCACTCACGCCGACGACGATGATTATATCTGGATTGGCCAGGGCGGTGTTGACGGGCGCATTACGAAGGGCAACTTTGTTGCCGACCTGGTGGCAGGAGAAAATAATGTCATAGGCACTCCCGGCACAATGGGGTTTGGTGTCGGCATTTGCCCCCCCGCCTATCTTCCCGACGGGATGCAACCAATGCCCGGATGTTACATTGTTGGCTACAAAAATTATGGCAACTATCAGTTCCGGGACGGCTCGATCTGCGTTTATGTCCCGAAGTTCTTTTATCGCATTGCTCACGCTGATAATCCAATGTATGGCGACTATGATGTGAATTCAATCGACATTAAGGGTACTGAGACGTATGCCGACGAGACCGCCGCCAACGCTGCCGGGTATGCCCTGCCAACCATTTTCATAAACGGCGGGACCGAGCGGGACGGTATTTTTATTGACAAGTATATGTGCTCGAAACAGGCGTGGGGAACGGGCTATATCGCGTCGTCGCTGCCGTTCGGCAATCCTATTTCGACTCATGCTGGCCACAATCAGGCGGCTGACTGTACCGGTGGCGCAAACTATTATTACACAGCCATCGACTTGCCGAAGCGTCGGGACGGCGAGAATGGCGAGGAAGGCGACGGGATATTCTTCTGCAATCCACGTGAGGGCACGGCGATGCTGGCCCTTTTGTCCCTGGCTCATGGGCAGGCATCGTCCAGCACTACGTATTGTGCCTGGTATGACGCGACGTACAATTATCCGAAGGGGTTGAATAATGATCAGGCTCCCGTTGGCAACATCATCAGCAACGCTGATTGCGACGACAATGATCTGACCTATGTATCAGACGGATATGACAATTGCGGTCAAACCGGCTCCGGCACTCCTTTCGCCAAGACGACTCACAACGGGCAAGCCTGTGGCGTCGCCGATGTCAACGGCCTGATGTGGGAGGTATCGCCGGGTGTGACGAGTATCGTATCCGCCAAGACCATCGAGGGAATGAGCAAGGCCAACCCCTGCGTTGTGACGATTACGGATCACGGCCTTACAACCGGCGACTGGGTGATGTGTACGTCAGACCTCAATGACAGTTGGAACACAATTAAAAATAAGGTGTGGCAAATAACCAAAATAACTGACGACACATTTTCTATTAACCTCAACAGCACCGGATTTGAGGACTACACCAGCACCAATGACTTTCAGTGCGGTATCTTCTACCGGCGAAAACTCACGACATCCTTCGAAGATTTTACCAGCGGTGCGTCCGATGCAACTGACCACTGGGGCGCAACCGGGATAGCTGCAATGATGGAGCGGTTTGTGCCCGCCTTTGTCGATGGCGGCGCCTTTGCACAAAAATATGGATCGGGCGCCAACCAGGTGTTGGCAGAGGACCTTTCCGGTGATCCCTACCGGCTGACAAGCCTTGGATTCCCGCAGGATGGGGATGGCGCGGACACAACCGGAACAAACTTATTTGGCAAAGATTACTGGTATCAATACATCCGCGACGATCTGTGCTTGCTGTCGTCAGGGCACTGGAGCTACGGCGCGCTCGCCGGGGTCTGGCACGTGGGTTGGAGCTACTACCGGGCGCATTCGCACGTGTATGTGGGCTTTCGCTCGGCCTGTTACCCTGTGACGCCGTAACGAGAGTGGAGGCAGTACCGTGGGAGCCAATAGTGAAGCGGAGCTGAGCAGGAAGTTTATGGAGTTCGCAAAGCTGATGAATATATATCTGAATCATTTCCCGAAGCACGAAAAATACGCGCTTGCGGGCAGAATAAGGAATACCGCCTATGAAGTGTATGATCTCATCTCGGAAGGACAAAAAAGGTACATTAAAAAAACCACCTTAACGAATTTAGACATTACCCACGAGAAGCTGAGAATGCAGATATTTCTGGCGAACGAACTTGGGTATTTTGAGTTTTCGGATTCAAAACGGATAAAAAAGGAAGGCGCACGCGAACAGACTGCAGAACATCGGTATATGGTAATCAGTTCGCTTGTGGACGAGCTGGGCCGAATGATCGGTGGATGGATACAAAAAATAAAGGCAGACAAGAGATGGTGATGGCTATAGGGGCAGCATACCAACATGTGCTTGATTTCGTCAGGGAACTGGAACAACGGCGCGAACGCCGGGGTCTGGAACGTGAATTGGAACAACAACCGGACGAATTCGAACGTGAATGTGGGCTTTCGCTCGGACTGCGGTTCTTTCCTCACACCTCAGATGAGGATAGTGGAACCACAGGGATATGCTGTCCTGCCGTGGGCAAAATCAAACATGCGGCCTCCTTTTGGTAGGGGATCCGAAGACCGGAGGTCGAAGGAACAAAAAAATGAAACGATATGGTAATTTATTTGAGAAAGCCTTTAACAAAGAAAGCCTCTACCAGGCATATCTCGACGCTCGCCAAGGAAAGCGAGACAAGCGTCCCTGTTTTGATTTCGAAAAAAGCCTGGGAACGAACCTGGACACGCTTCACCGTGAGCTGCACGAAGGCACCTACCGGGTCTCGCCTTATTATGCGTTCGAGATTCACGAGCCAAAAACAAGAATAATCCATGCGCCGACCTTCCGTGATGTTGTTGTACAGCATGCAATCTACCGGGTAATCTATGGCATCTTCGACCGCACGTTTATCTCCACCTCGTTTGCGTGCAGGATTGGTTATGGCACACACCGCGCATCGCGCGCGGTCCAAAGGGCCATGCGACGATGCTCGGGTGACGAGTACACCCTGCACATCGACATCAGAAAATATTTCTATTCAATTGACAGGATTATTTTACGACAGCTCATCGAGCGAAAAATTAAAGACAGGCGGTTGGTGGATGTAATGATGGGGTTCGCTGAAATGGAGTCGCCCAAAGGAATTCCCATTGGAAATCTATTGAGCCAAATATTTGCGTTGATTTATCTAAACATCGTTGATCACTTCATAAAACGTACCCTTAAAGTGCCATATTATATCCGATATGTTGACGATTTAATGTTGGTCGGTCTTGCCCGGGATGAATGCATAGTCCTGCGAGACTCTATCGAACGATTTTTAAAAGAACGGCTGTCCCTCGTGTTTTCTAAGGTAATCATTAAAAAAATTCGGAAAGGCGTTAATTTTTGCGGCTATCGCACATGGCGGTCGTGTAGGTTTATTCGAAAGTATAGTGTTTTTAAATTTAAAAGAGTCGCCCGTGCCGGGAAACAAGATTCGGTTGCATCAATACTGGGGCATGCCAAACAAAGCAATTCCCTGATATATCTCTTAAAAATAGCAAAGGAGGCGATTGACGATGGTAAAAATTTACAAATACCAAAAAATTACCGACCGCTATACGACGCATTGTCTACGTGAGCCTGACTATGAGATGGAGCCACAGGAGCGCATCGTCGAACTCTGCACCATCGACGGCTGGACGTACGTCAGTGTGCCCGGCGATCTGCCAGAACAGCCGCAGCTAATCACCGAGACGCTAACTGCGGTTGAAGTGACGCCGGAACTTCGGGAGGCCATAGTTGCGGCCTCGCCTAACTGCCGCGCCATCAAGGGCAAGGTGGTTGAGATGATACGTGATCGGTACAGTATCAACGATGAGTTTAAGATGATACGCTTGGCACCCTCGCCCGAATCTGAGGCATACAACGATCACGTGGAAGCATGTCGGCAGTGGGAACGAGACAAGCTGACGGAGTTGGGGCTATGAAAGAGACACTATGACGCTGGAATACTACAAAAGCCGCACCTGGACTTCCGCCGGGCTCTCGCTGTCATCTCTTATTACCGCCCGGTCCAGTCTGATTGAGTGGTCGGCGACGACCCCTGAGGGCACGAGCGTCACGATCGAGGCGGCTGTGTCCACGTCCGGAGTGACGGCTCCGGAGTCGGGCTGGTCTGCGTGTACCAGCGGGGAGGCGATCCCCGGTATTACGGCGGGTGACCGGCTGGTCGGGTATTATCTCTGGCTGCGGGCGACGCTGACGTCAGATGACTATGCCACGACGCCGTCGGTGACGAGTCTGGCGGTGACGGTAGATAGTGATGTTGGGGGTGCGCTGGAGCTTAAAACACCGGTAGCAGAGGCATCCGGTCCGGAAGCCGGTGACTTGGCGATGTTCGGGGAGGCGGATAGTGAGACCGTTGAATTGCTGGTTCACTCTATTCAGCGGGCGGGGGATTACACAGCACAACTCTTCCTCGTTGATGTCGCATCTGACATTTACGATGCCGACACGGGCACCATCCCGGCGTTTGATCCGCAGACAACCGCGCCGGTCAATGAACGCGAGTTGACGCCGGCCACTCCCATTATTGCCGGGGTCGAAGCAGGGACGGCGGCTCTGGAAGTCAGTGGAAGTGCGGTTATCTCTCGAATACTCGTCTACCTGTCACCACCGACCGGAACGCTACGGATCAGGGGATATCGGGCACGGTACAGGCTACAGGGCGAAACGCCGTGGCGCTATACACAGGAGACTGATTCACTGACAATTCCGGTGTCACCAGTGCAGGATTTAAACAATTACGAGGTACAGGCGCAGGCCGTATCCATCTATGACGTGCATTCGAAATGGTCTGCGACTGAGACGGTCTACGTTACCGGACAGACTGATGTGCCGTCAGATGTGGAAGGATTTTCCGTCAACATATTGGATGGTGAAGCGCACCTATCGTGGACGGCAGTAACAGATATTGATCTCTCGCATTACCGGATCAGGTGGAGTCCTGAGACGACCGGTGCGTCGTGGCTGGAATCAGTAGACGTGGTGCGGAAAGTGGGGAAGCCTGCGACGTCCGTCAGCGTCCCAGCAATGATGGGAACATATCTCATCAAAGCCGTGGATTTCGCCGGGTTCGAATCCGAGAACGAGACGTCACAGAATACGACCATATCATCCGTGCGGAACCTGAATTTCATTGAAGCTCTCGACCAGTCTAATCCGAACTGGGACGGTACATCCCGGGGCGTTGCGTATTCATCCGGGCTTGGCGGACTGGCACTTGAGATTATTGATCCTGATCCAACGTGGGATACTGATATTGCATGGGCTACCGATATTGAGTGGTCGTCTGATGATGCCGCCGGACAAATCATGGACGAGGGGTATTTCACATTTGATAATGACACCATTGACTTGTCGGCGGTATTCCAATCACGGGTAACTGCTTCTATTACTGCGACGGCGGTGGATATACAAGATGATCTCTACGACATTGATGATCTCTACGACATGGCCGACCTGTACTCAGTCATCGACGGCAATCTCTATTTTGTTCAGTTGGAAATGAGGTACACGTCCGACGATCCCAGCAGTACACCGACATGGACATCGTGGCGCCCATTCCTCGTCGGTGATTATTCTGCTCGCGCGTATCAATTCCGAGTTGCGTTATCAGGCACGCCGCCGAATATTACGCCGGTCGTGACGGCGGTGTATGTCAGTGTGGACATGCCGGATCGCGTCATCGGATTCAGTGGGACGATAGCGGCGGGTGGCACAGCAATATCATTTGATCCCGCCTTCTATGCCACGCCTGAAATTGGCATATCGGTATCAGATGGGCAAGAGGGGGACAAGTACACCATTACGGGGCTTGACGAGACTGGATTCACAATTGCATTTACAAACGGCGGCGGTAACGTCGAGCGGACTATATCAGGCATCGCAAAAGCCTATGGGGAACAGGAGGTAGCATAATGAGTCAGGCATCATACACAACGCCATCGTCGCCATTGACGATGACCGCATTAAAGACATTCCTGGACAACGCGCTGGCGGCTCTGGCATCGATTCAACGGGGCGATCCGGCAGGTATAACGAGCCCTACTGAGGGAATGTTGTGCTGGGACAATACCGGCGTGCCGGATGTTTTGAAACGTTATACTGCCGAGGCTGGCTGGGTATCACTGCTGACAGTGAATGTCAGCACGGGGGCAGTAACGGTATCAGACGTGACGCTGAATGCCCTTGCAACCGGCTTTACCGTCGCGGGCGGCACAACCAGCCGGACGCTGACGGTGGATATATCGCGCGCTATATCCGACCTACTTCTGGCGGATGGTTCGAACCTTGCCATTGGCTCGAATGCGGATGGTGATACATATTATCGCGCATCCGGTAAGCTGGCACGACGGGCAAAAGGTACAGCGGGACAGGTATGGACGATGAATGCCGAGGCGACTGCCCCCATATGGTCGACTATTCCTGCTAATGCGGCAGCTGGTACGCCATCTCTGCGAAAACTCGGAACGGGTGCAACGGATGCGTGCGCCGGGAATGATTCAAGGTTAAGCGATAGTCGGACGCCTGTAAATTCTTCTGTGTCTCAGGTGAAATTAAAGACCAGCACAGGAGCAGTTAGCGTGGCAGAAACGGATTATACATTATTGACTTTACCGGGCGGACAATATGCTTTCTATCCGCAAATAAAAATGAATTTTAATAATGTGATGGGATCTGAGGCACAAGTGCTTGGAGGCTCCAACTATAGTTGGACATCATATGCCACTACAATATCTCTCAGAAGTGGCCATTCGGATTGTTCGATTTACGCGCAATCACGTTACGTTACTTCTTCGGGTGAGATATATTGGATATTTATTCTCAGAGACAAAATAGATAAACGCATAAAAGCCATGTATCGTGCCCCTGATCATCCCTGCTTTGGGAATGGCGGCAAGCCTCTTTTGGTGCCTCATCCATTTGTCAGCTGTAACTACGAAACAGATGAAATTATAGTCATAAACCCTTCCGACGAAGAAATCTTTGAAATGCAAAGTGCTTGTATTATGCCGGAAGATAAGCCGGACAGAGATATGCTTGAGGTCATAACGGAAGATTACGAGATTGATGAAGATTTACAGACCGATTGGCCGACAAAAGAGGTGACGGTTGGATTGCCCCAAAATGCGGACTGGAAGTACACGAGAGGTGACACAGACATAACACCGATTAAGAAGCGCATACCTAAGCCAGATTATATCACAACACGGAAACTTTGGAGTCGGAGGTGGAAGAATGAGCACACGAACAGTTTATATTAAGACGGCACTAACAGGCGGAACGACTGCTGCCGTTGATGGCATTGACGGCGATGATCTGCTGGACGGCGATGTCTGTCATGCGTATGTGTCTGGTGTGGCATATCAGTACGTATTAGATGACGACAGCGGGGCGACCGAATCATCGCCGGATGTTATTGCGCCTGATCTGAATGCCGGTGACAAGCGGTGGATATTGCAGATGAGTACGAATGTGTGTGAGTACGGCACATGGACACCCGGTGTTTCCTTCGGCGGCGGGACGACGGGGATTGCCTATAATGCTACGTATAACGGCGGCCATTATGTCGTCATCGGCAATCTTGTCATTGCGATTGGAACGCTATCGCTTTCCGATGTAGGCACCGACACCGGCAACGCCCTTATTACCGGCCTTCCGGTGTCCACGATGGACAGTGATATATATGGAAATGTCGGTGTGTCAATTGGGTATTCCCAGCACTTAACATTTGTGGACGCACCCTTTGCTATGACAGTGAAAAATTCTACGACTATAAATATCTATAAGGGCAGTAGCGGCGGCGCACCAACACAATTAACCAATGCTGATTTCGCGAACAATACTACATTGCGGCTTGTCGCCGTGTACCGGTCGGCATAGGAGGAATCATGATTGACACAATAACCATAAATCCAGCAGGACATATTCAGGTACGGGAAATACGTGACGGCGTGTATCACCGTTATTGCCTTGCACCCGGCGATGATCTGACAGGCCAACCAGACGAGATAATCGAGGCCGCAGAGAAAGCGTGGACGCCTGAAAATATAGCGGCGTATCAAGCTGTCATGGATGAAGCGTTGGCACCCGTTACCGCTGCAGAAAAAGCGGCACAGGACAAGGAATCTCTCATTCGTGCGAAGATGCGGACAATGGCCGAAGCGGAACTGATAGCGGAAGGCATGTTGACTGCGGACGGGAAGCTGATGGAGGAAGGGGCGGTGAAGTGACACACGACACTCTCATAGATCAATTGGTACATCACGAAGGGGAACGCCTTAGACCGTACCGATGCACAGCCGACAAGCTGACAATCGGCGTGGGAAGAAATCTCGAAGGCAAGGGGATTACCAGAGATGAGTCACGATACCTGCTGGCAAACGACATTCGTGAATGCGATGCCGATCTGCAACGGATATTCCCGGGCTATCTCGGATTCACGCAGGGTCGGCAGTGGGCATTAACGGATATGCGCTTCAATCTCGGTCCGTCACGGTTCAGGATGTTCAAAAATATGATCGCCGCTGTTAACCGGGGCGACTGGGTGGCCGCCGGCAATGAAGCCCTCGACAGCCGATGGGCAAAACAGGTACAAGCTGAACGGGTGGAAACAATCATCCGGCAGCTCAAGGAAGGATGGTGATGATATGGCTTTTGATCCAATGACAGCAGCTTTAGACCTTGGCGGGAAAGTGCTTGATAAAATCTTCCCTGATCCCGTCGAACGAGAGAAGGCAAAGCTCGAACTGATAAAGGCACAGCAGGAAGGAAAATTTAAAGAGATAGAAACGCAGATGTCGGCCATTCTCGCAGAGGCTAAGAGTGCCGATCCATGGACTAGCCGGGCAAGGCCGTCATTCTTGTATGTCATGTATATTATGATCCTGGCTGCAATCCCGATGGGGATTCTTAGTGTGTTCAATCCAGAGGCAGCAGTGCAGGTAGCTAATGGCATGAAAGCATGGTTAGCGGCAATTCCGAACGAACTCTACGCCGTGTTCGGCATGGGTTATACGGGGTACACGGTTGCTCGGTCGGCATGGGACAAAAAGAAACAATAAAGACAGATATAATACAATTTTGTTAAGGAACGTCACCCGACCCCGGTATAATCCCTATGCCGGGGTTTTATTTTACCTAACCCCATGTAATCACCTGCGAAAAAAAATTAAAAATAATTGCATTTTTTCGCTTGACAATAAGTTTATAAAGGTTTAGTCTGCAACTTAGCTACAAAATAAACTAAACCATTGGAGTTTGGCAATCAATGAAAAACCCCCGTACCAACCGGAAAATTCTCCTCTTGCGTGCCGGAACAACGCAAAAAGACATTGCCCTTTCTCTCGGTGTAACCCCACAGGCTATTTCCATGGAAATGGCCGGTCGGAAGAAGAGCCGCCGAATACGGCAAGCCCTGTGTGAAGTGACCGGTACCACAGAAAGAGAGTTTTTCCCCGAGATCGCTTAATAGAGAGCCGCAACGGATCGGGAGCGGTTGGAGATTCTCTGCGAAGGGGTCAAAAGGAGGGTGAATGAACATCAATCGTCAATTTAAAGCACTAATCAGGCCGCTTTCGTCTGACGAATACGAACAGCTTGAACAGAACCTACTCGATGAAGGTTGCCGTGATCCCCTGGTGGTATGGGGCGACACACTTCTTGATGGCCACAATCGTTATGAAATCTGTACAAAACACGGCATCGACTACCGGACGGTTCAAGCACCTGTCTATATCCGCACTGATGAAGATGCAGAAGATTGGATTGACAAGAACCAGTTAGGCCGCCGGAACCTGACGCGGGAAGAGTTTACGCTGATTGTGGGGCGACGGTACAACCGGCGAAAGAAGGGCGACGGTGAAAGAGGGCCTAAAAAGCTGGATCAAAATGAACCAGCTTCCACCGCCGAAATCATCGCCGCTGAACACGGCATTTCACCGGCCACAGTCAAACGTGCCGGGAAGTTTGCGGAAGCGGTTGACACGGTAAAGGAAACAGAACCAGAGGTTGTCGCAAGGGGTGAGGCCGAAATCCTAAAAAGGGCGCGTGAGATACAGGGCGAGAAACGCGAGGCGAAGCGTCAAGAAATCATCAGTAAGCTAGAGGACATCCAGACCAAACAAGCTAAGGCAATAGAGGGTGTCTATGATGTCATCGTAATTGACCCGCCGTGGCCCATGCAGAAGATCGAAAGAGATGTTCGGCCAAACCAATCAGAATTTGACTACCCCACCATGCAAGAATCTGAGCTTGCAGAAATGAAAATTCCATCTGCAAGGCCACAAGGCAACAAGACTGAGTTGACCAAAATCATAGAGGGGTGGGGCGACTATATGTTTTACGGGTTCGCGGACCCCGATGAAGAATCTCTGTGTTGTTGGTTTCTGGGCGACCTGAAGGCGTTTCGCCTCTACTTCAACCAACAACTGTACCTAAAAAAGACCCCGTGGATGGGCAGGGCGAATGGTGATGGATCGTCTGAGTTTATGGCCTTTGAGCGCGACACCATCCCCGACTTTATCATCGCACAACATAACCATGAAGGGAGGCAACCATGACCTACGTACAGGCAACGGTCCAACATCGTGAGCTGAAGCATCTACGAAAAATCGGCCTCTGCCGACAGCGACACGTAGCACAGTTGGCACGGGAGCGGGACAAAGCACGGAAGGAGGGGAAAAAGTGAGACAGGAAGAGTTCGAGAACATGGCGGATCGCATTAGTGAGTTTCTATTCATAGTCGCCGCCGCTGGCGCCATAGGGTGGATCATTATACCCGGCATCTGGCTGATAATCAGGGGGGTGTGAAATGGACGAGTTAATTGGTTGGCACTTTTCGACGGGAACACTTGGCTATGGCGATGGGCGGAAGATCGTTATCGGAGAAACCCACACAGTCGATACAACAACCCATTCCCTTACACTATGTAAATGGGGGCTGCATGCCTCGGAATGGATTATAGATGCCCTGAAATACGCTCCTGGTCCGATGGTGTACCGCGTCCGGCTCCACGGTGAAATACTCCGTGGTGACGATAAAGCTTGTGCCACTCACCGCACCTATATTGCCGGGATAGACGCTACCGGCATACTGCGAGATTTCGCCCGCAAATGCGCCCTCGGTGTAATCCACCTATGGGATGCGCCGGATATTGTGAGGCAGTATTTGGAGACAGGCGATGAGTCGCTGCGGGCTGCGGCACGGGATGCGGCATCGGCTGCGGCATCGGATGCGGCATGGGGTGCGGCATGGGCTGCGGCACGGGATGCGGCATGGGATGCGGCATGGACTGCGGCATGGGATGCGGCACGGGCTGAGGCACGGGCTGCGGCACGGGCTGAGGCATGGGATGCGGCACGGGATGCGGCATGGACTGCGGCATGGACTGCGGCATCGGATGCGGCATGGGGTGCACAAAACACCCGCCTGACCAAGCTGGTAGAAGCTGCAATGGGAACGGAATACTCAATACATTAGGAGGAAGGCATGGAAAACACGTACACGAAAAAGGGAGAGTACAATGTAGTGCTGGAATCGTTTAATCATGGCTTCACCTCTAAAGTATGGCTCAGGACGCAAGATCCAACTCAGCCTGCTCCCGCTCCCCGTTGATGTACTTCACGCATTCATCATGTAGGTTACATATCGCGTCATAACAATCGCCGGACATGAGAGAACCCGGATCGCCTGTTTCGGTGAATAGCTCCGAGGTCTGGAACGGCGTATTGATTATCAGAGGAGAGCTTTTGAGCAAGAGCCTGAGTTTTGCCGAGATCGTCGCACCCATAATATCCTGCGGGTATGAGCAGCTTACGCCGAGAATCGTGAGCCGGGGCTCGTATTCTGCCGGGAACTCGCATATATCCCTGACATGCTCACACATTGCCTGTATGGCCTCGTAGAACTCGGGCCGGGCCTTCCCCTTACACGTCATGGTATAATCATCCCAATCGCCATCGTTGCCGCCGGGCGTGGCCTTCTGATAGTGAATTGTGATCTTCCCTTCTTTGTCTTTTACCTTCGTAATTCGTATGTCCATGATGTCCTCCTTAAGCACGTCTTATTTAATCCCACCATTCCCCTTCTGGATGTTTTGGAGCAATACCTTGGCTTCTGCTTCTGCCGATCCAAGCGGCTGATGGGATGGACAATAAATATTGTTGAGGGCGTATATGATGCTTTTAACTGAGACTTGCCACTTATTTCGCACTCTTCCACCGCCCCATGGTTTCGGGCCAGTAACACGGATATCACCGATTACAATGCATGGCCCCTCTACACCGACCACATAGCTGATAGATGTTTTTGCAGTTTCTTCCATGATGTCTCTTTCTCGCCTCTTTTTCTTTACCGAACGTGGGTATCTTTAATAATCTGATATGAGATTCCCGGATATGCCTTCCGCTGTTCCTTGAAGGCCAGTATGTGTTTCTTTATCTCCGCCTCGTTGATTTTTACGCAGGATGTCGGGAGAAGGCCGTCCGCAATGGACTTAATGACCGCCAAGGGGTTTAATATCTGCATTTCAACCTTGTGCTTTGTAACCATACCCGCCACTTTCTCAGTTTTCGGCATGATGGTGGGGGCTACATACACCGGTTCGTCAGCCCGCGCCTGTATCTCCTCGGCCCGTTCCTGGTTATTCTCGATAATGGCCTGCTCGATCTCTATCTGTGCCTCAATCTTCTGGATCTCCGTATCGGTGAGATCGTCGCGTTTGAGTTCCATGTTCAGCAGTTCGATGGTTTCCTGATTGTCGTTGGTTTTAGACAGGATTTTGTCGATTTTGGCCTGCGCTTTCGCCAGATCCCGTTCGTGCTGTTTTCGCGCCTCTTCCCGGAGCCTCGCTTCTTCGGCAAGTCGGATACGCTCCTGTTCCTGGTTGTAGGTTGTGAGCTTCTGGCTGGCGATTCGCTTTGCCTCTTCTGGGATTGCCAGGGTTTCATTTTCCCGATCGCATATAGCCTTATGCGCCGCCCTTGCCGAGTCTTTCATTGGTTTGAAGAACTCTCGGATCTTCTTTATCGAGGCATTGACATCCCGGCCGAAATTCACGACCAAAGACGCTTCCTGCGGATTGGTGATAACCATTGCCTTGGCAGCGTCCAAAAGACCACCAACCTCGTTTTTAATCTCCTGCTCCTGTCTCTGTGGCAGTTGTGCCACATTACTTTTTGTCATGATACCGTCCTCCTCGTATAATTATAGGTGTTTAACCTTGATAGAAAGAAGTTCCAGTCGTTCAGGCCAGACAGGGGCACGAACTTGTATCCACCATTTCCGTTCTTTGGCAGATGAAGTACCGCCCTGCGCCTCATGCCCCCGCCATTCTCTTCCTTGTCCGCCTGCGCGTATGCCGCGATCTGCGGTCCTGCCATTCCATAAGCCCCCGTTTTATAGTCCACGATTGTCAGTTTTCCCTTAATCCGGCAGTTAAGGTCGAGTGTTCCGGCATATCCGTATTTCTTTGAATAGACTCTCTGCTCGTGGCTGAGGATTTCCGGATCGTAATCTTTCCGCCATGCCGTGAATTGATCGAGTGCCATGTGAAGGGCAGGGGAGAGGGAGTCCTCGTCGAGGTCGTTGTCGAGATAGTAGTGAATAGCAGTGTGGACAGCAGTTCCCCAATCGGCGGCGGCCTCAAACTGTTCTGCTGGAATGGTTGCACCGGTGAAAACATTGACGTATCGATTGCCAACCTTAAGGAACTCGCCAATTACCTGAGTAACTGAGGGAACCGGATTGCCGTCGTAAGTGTAGAGATGCTTATCGGGATCAAAGGTCAGCATCATTTATCCTTTTTCAGATAGGGACATTCGGGACCATCAGGACCGCAATACGCTACGCCTTCCGCCCAACCGCTATGAGCGCACGTTTTAGGATCGGTGGTGCAATCTTTCGGAGTTGTCCACCCTTCCGGGGTTGCCTGCCCTCCGCCTTCCTCCACGAGTTTACGGAGCTTCCCAAGGGCGGAGCCAGCCCATTTATCGCTTACCTTATTGATAGTATGGGCGCCCTTGATCCAGACCTCTTCGCCCTTATCATTCGTGAATATCGATATCTGCTTGAGGACTTCCCGTTGCTTATCAAGATCGTCCCCGCAATAGGCCTCAAGCTCGGCTTTAAGTGTATCTTGCGGTGAATCACCGGATGATTTACCCTGCGAGGCCTTGCTCTTGCGCTGTGGTTGTTCTGTGGCGGGCTTGTCGTTGCCATTGCGCCCGACTATCGACTCCCGGACCTCCGGTGGCAGATCATCAATATCCTGCTCAAAGATATCCGAAGCGGCGGTCACGGTTAGCGTAACGTCTATCTGCGCCCGTTTTTTCGCCATTTTCAACACGGTATTTGCGAGGTCGGCGGGATTCGTCCGGACCTGCTTAGCTTCGTAATACCCGCCCTGCTTCTTGCCGTATTTTATCCGCCGGTGGGTTTCCGGTGTTGCGTCCCATTCGGCATCACACACGACGCCGCGCCATTTGTACTTATCTTCGTCGGTAGAGCATTCGCCGACACCTGCGCCCAGGAATGAGCCATCAAGGGCATACGCCTTGCATGTCACCCGATACCGGATTACATCGCCTCCAAAGGATAGGTCCTCAACTTCCGGGTGTATTGATATCCTGAATGTTGACAGGAGCTTTTCTGACCCCGGTTTATATAAGGTCGGCTTCTGTGTTCCGGGGATCGTGCCGAAATGAAGATCCTTCTTCATCACGGCCTCCATAACCTCTTGTATGAGGTTCACCTGCGCCCTGACCTCAACGGCGGTCAATGGCTCTTCTCTAATTGCCAGTTCATTCATTTCTTATCTCCTTCTCTCTTGGTTATACCCCTTACATCTCCCTTGCTTCCGCCCCGCAGACAGGGCAATACGGACTATTGGTAGCGTCAAAATCGCATTCATCCTCCGCCAGTTCCGCCCCGCACTCGGTACATTCGTATACACTGTCTATGAGCGTGTATTCATCTTCGCCCATGACCTAATCTCTCCCCTTCCAGCCGATTACGGGGTGTTCTCTCATCTCGGCCATGTTCATTTCGCGGACCATGGGATCAAAAACGAAGCCCTCAGCCTTCTCCCGTTCTATCCGTTCATCGAGGGCACGTTCCAGATCACACCGTGGGGGAAGTATGACAATCCCGTGCTTATCCACTTTGGTTTCCATGTCTCTTACCTCCAAAGGTAAAGATGCGTTTCCACCAGGGCCGGTACGCCTGTAGGTCGCGCAGGGCCACCCGGATACGTTTAAGTCTCCCCTTCTCCCGGGGGCTGAAAATAGCCTCCGCGAGTCGTATTTCAAGCTCCCGTCTGCTCACTGTGATCCTCCTTTCGTTGATAAGTGGTGGTGGGCTGGGCGTCACCCCAGCATGACAACAGTCAGCACGTTGCCCTCAGCAGATATCCGCACGAACCGGGTAGCGGATATACTCGTTTCTTCCCCGGTTTACGTTTCCCGGCATATTTCCCGTCTTGCGTGTCACCGTCTTTTCCACGCCGCCATCACCACTTAGTTGTCGATCGCACCCCTTGAGCGGGGCACAAAAGCGTTATCAAGTTGCCGTCCTGTAACCTCTTGTTCCCCTGGAAGCTTTCTCCTCCGCTCACCCTGGGAGTAGGTACGTCCTCGGAGCGTCTGGCTTTCAACATCAGGTGGCTAATCCCATGTTGTTATCTCCCCGCTCAAGAGGCACGATCTATTCAAAGAACCTTACTGCTTCCCCTGAGTACCAAGCCGCCCGACTGTCGCATTTGCCGCCGTTTGTCTTGCCGGATCAACCGGGACTATTCTCAGGTGCATCCGTAGAGACCTATGCTTTGCCGATTGTTCCGTCTCGCCTTCCATCCATGCCTGCCGAAACACGGTGAGGCCAGATTGAGAAGGTGGGGCGTTTTATTTGCTTTTGATGGAAGAGTATCATCACAATTTCCACCTGTCAAGTATTTTTTTGCAACCAAATTAAAAAATATCTTGCATAGGGACAAAATTTGTGTTTTAATCCCCAGCATGAAAGTAAACCACACAAAAATCGAAAAAGAGCTATCGAGATTAGGGCTTACACATATTCAGTTCGCTAGGGAATTGAATATGACCAGACAGGGGTTCGAATATATTCTGAAGAGTGGCAAAACAACATTTGCAACCCTTGAGAGGATTGCGAAAAAGCTGGATATGGACGAAAAGGATTTGCTGTTATGAGATCCGAACATCAAGAACAGATAGCCCTGTTCCAGTGGGCCGCCTACCACCCTGAATTACGCTGGATGCACGCCATCCCGAATGGCGGAAAGAGAACAATTGGCGTCGCCCGGAAGATGAAGGCGGAAGGCGTGAAGTCCGGGGTTCCCGACATCTTTCTACCAATCCCGAAAAACGGTTATCACGGCCTGTATATCGAGATGAAGCGGGAGGCAAAATCATACGTGTCGAGTCCGCAGCGGGAGGCGATTGCGTATCTGGAATCCCAGGGCTATGCGGTTGAGGTCTGCAAGGGTGCAATGCAAGCCATTGAGAGAATTAAAGAATATATGGGGTGGGGAAATGGTGATTGAGCGTGTCATGAAGTCTATTCTTGTTATAGGGAATTTCCAAGAAAACCTCGTCCGCTTGCGGCGAGGATGAATTGGAAAAATAAATTCAAAATCACTTGACAAATTCTAAATATGATAGTATATTGTATATGTA